CCGTTAGTCGTCGAATACGATCCGCCGCGCTGGTAGGTCGGGGATAGCGTCGAGCTTGCGGCCGTACATGTGCCGTCCGCATTGACGGTCAGATACAGATACATCGTGCCGTCAGTCGAAAGGCCGGTCCATGACGGGTTTGTGATTGATCCAACCCGATCCAGCGCGCCAGATGTGTTCCAGCCGTTTGCCGCAGTCACAATCAGCGTGCCGGACGCGGTGACAGTGGTAGATCCAGTCGAGCCACCAAACGACGGCAGGCCAGAGCTATCAACCGGACCGGACGCTACAGTCTGCCGCCTCCCTCCTCGCACGACAGCTGCAACAGCCGCTTGCATCTGCTGCAGCGTGACCGCTTCCAGTGCCGCTGCCGCGTCCGCGTCAAGCGTGAATTTTCCGAGCGCAGTCAAGCCCGTTGAATTGGACTTGAGCCACGGCATAGAGCTATTGGCGGCAGACAGAATGCCGACGGACACACCAGACAACCCGCTGTCCAGAGACCCGGAATCAAGCTCAACCGTTACCGTGGTCAGCGTCGTGAAAGCAGACACAGAGATCACGCCGTACCTGACGCCGCCAGTGCAGGGCAGGCGAACACGTCGACCAAGGTGCAGCGCCGTTGTCTGGTCACCCGGAACCGTGAATTGCGTAGCGTTGATGTAGGTCGGTGTCGTTGCCAACGTTTCCCATTCGGACTGCGCCGGGGTGGGAACAGCAACGCCCGTAACGTTATCAATCGTCCATTGAGTGACGCCGACCGAATCGGTCAGAACGAGCTTGTACGCTGTGCCATCCGTCAGCCAGACGGGATTTGTCGGCCGGCCTAGAACGTTGAGGACGATAGGGTTAGACTGCGGCGTTGCTCCTGACGAATCGGTGTAAGTCGCTGCAGGCGTGGATGATCCCGCAAGGTAGGTATAGAGCAAACCACCCGACAGCGGCGCGCCGTTCTGCGTCACCTGCTGTTCGTTGCCGATTGGAGAAAGAGAAAATGACATGTCTTTTGATCCCGATCAGTTGATCCGAATATTCCTTGCGGCGTTCTTGGCGCCGGCCGTGCTGCTGATTCCGGCCCTGAAAAACTTCCTCACGGAGTTATTTCTGTGGGCGAGGTGCCGATACCGCACCCGCGCCGAAAGCAAACGGGCCGGCCAAGCGATTGCGCAAGCCTTCCACAGCAGGCGAAGTGAAGGGCAGTGGATCGACCGGGATAGCACCTGATGCAGCCTTATTGGCCTCTACGCGAGCCAATGCGTTCTGTACCGGCTTGATGAGGTATTCGCGCGCAATCGGAACGCTCCCCATCTTGTTCATCAGGTTCATAACTGCAGCAGCGGTGCCGGACGTATTCACGACGGAACCGGCCGGCTGGCTGTTCATGTATGCCCCGACACGGCCGACAGTGAATAGCTGATCCACCTCATCAGGCGTGAAGATTGCCGACAGCTTCGCGCGCCCGATCTTTTGCAGTTCCCTGTTGAACGTCTCTTGTGCAAATCCTTTGTCGCCCGCCGCGTTCGCGCCGAAGGCCTTTGCCTTAAGGTGCTGCATGACTTGGCTGCGAATCGTCTGACTGATGTCTGGAGACTCCGTAACCATGTCGCGCAGCGCTTCAACTTCACGCAGCGGGGCACCAATTACGTACTTGGAGACGAACTTATCCGGCGCTTCGTTTTTGATGACGGATTTCAGCGCAGGCAGACTTTCAATCTTGCGGAATCGATCGGATGCCATCTTCGCCGCATTCCGCCACAGAGACGCCGCGTTACCGGCTTGTGCAACGCTATCCACATCCTCATTGACCGCGCGGCGCAGCATGTCAAGTGCGCGAGCCTGCGGGGCCTTGGCGGGGTCGTAGTTGGCGTTAATCGTCTTGATGAGGTCTTGCGCATCGTCCAGATTGAACACGCGAGTTTGCTTGCCATCCATCAGGCCAATAGAAGCCAGGCGACTCCGGACAGGACCGGGCAGCAAATCCATATCCAGCGTGTTGCGCATTTCTCCAAATACGCCCGCTGTCTTGTTCAACGGCACGTCTAGCGCGTTCTCTCCAGACTCCCGGGCCGCTGTATAGGCAGAGTTGATCGCGGAACGGCTAGCCTTGTCCTGTTGCTTCAAGAAGTCGGCAATCTTCGCCGCAGCAAGCGCCGGATCATCTGCTGCCGCAGCGCCCATGTCGTCAATCTTTCCGCCGAGCTTGCGCGCTTGCTCGGAGAACAAAGTCTGCAGTGACTCGCCTGCGTCCTCGATCCCGGACAGATTCTTTTCCCGCGCGAACTGAGCCGGGTTGCGCGTCACCTGTCCAACCGTTCCCCTCATCCCCAGCGACTCGAAGTCCATCTGTCGCGCGAGCGCAGCCGGGTCGATCTGCTGCCCCTTTTGCATAGATGCCTGCACTTCTGCCCGCACGCGCTCCATGATGCTTTTCGGGATCTGAGCCGGATCAATACCCTCGCCCTTCAGGGTGAAAGCGATCTGAGCATCCACAGCGGCAGGGTCGAATGACCGCCGGTCTGCAAGGAACTTCCCGGCTAGCTTGTTTAGCCCGTTGGCAAGCTTGTCGAAGACTTTTGCGCCAATCGCGCCACCAATCGCGCCGGCAACGCCCTGCACGGCCTTCTGGCCCGCGAAGTTTTCGCCGCCATCCACAACCGGCTGCGCAAGGCCACCAAGAGCGCCGACAACTGCACCCTTTTTCACGACGCCGGTAACGCCTGGCACCTTTACAGGCGCAAGCAACGCAGGGCCGGCCACGTTGCCAGCCAAGCGCATTGCATCGAATCCTTCTCGGCCCGCCGCTGTGCGCGCATCCTGATACTGTCGCTCCTTCTCGGCTATCGCCGCATTCACTGGATCGCCGAGGCCGACAACGTTTGCAGCAAGCTGCGCTGCGCCCACAGGCAGATCGGCAGCGCCCATGAGATAGCCGCCAGCCTTGCTGCCTCGGATGTTGGCGTTTGCGCCAATAATCGGGGTGTCGCTCGGGAGCATGGCAAGCAGCCGATCAAGCGCGCTCGGCTCTTCCATGCGCGCCATCTTCTCGCGCATGCCGGTAGGGGCATTGGAAACAGGCACGGCCTGCTCCGGCTCCATTTCCAGCACGTACCGGCCACCCTTCGGGGCTTCGGGTAGTTCAATCGTGAAGCGCGGCATTTACAGGCGCCTCCACGACTTACCGTCGCTCTGATAGCGCATGCCGGTCTGATCATCGCGCATCACGGCGCCGGGGTATTGGGCGGGGTCTGGCAGACTATCTGTCTGCACAGTGTTCGGCGCATCGCCGATCATCCCGGACGCAGGGCCAGCGCCAACCTTGAAGCCTTCGATTGCGCGCTGCCGGTTCCGGGTCTTCTGCTCGATTACCGCTTTTGAATCGCCGGGCTGCGGGAAATACTGCTTGCGCGCGTTGTTGAATTCTTCCGGGCTGATGACCGCGCCTGACTCTTGGCGCAACACAGCGTTGATGAAGTCGCGTTGCGCCTGCTCAACCTTCTGTTCGTTATCGCCTATGGCTTTGTTAGCCACGTAGCCCAGCGCGCCGCCAACCAGCGGAACATTGCTCGCAGCCTCTTTTGCGTTGATCGCCATCGGGCTGTAAGTCGGCTCGCCGTTCTTATCAACCATGCCGCTGATGATGCGGTCAGCCTCAAGCGCACGATTGCCGAACATGAATGCCTTGGCTTGTCCCTCGGTCAGCTTCGGCATGCTCCCGGCAATTCCCTCGGGCTTGAACACCTCTTTCGTGCGCTTGTTAATCAAGACGCCGCGGTCGCTGTCCCATTGGATGTCTGATGCTTTCCCTTGCTCGCGCTCAAACTTGAGCTTTTCGGCCTCCCGCGCTGCGGCCTCTCTTGCACGCGCGTCGGTCAGGTTCTGCCCGCGCACAGTGACGGCTCGATTTGCTGCGCCTTCCTCCCGTGTGCGCTTGTCCGTCATCACGGCATCCGGCGTGACGGTCTTGTCGATTGCGCCCGTCTGCGCGTACTCGCCGAACGGCGAGACGGTGCCCATCTGCACCTGACCGCCTGTGTCGAACTGCTGGAATTTCGGCAACTGTTGTTCGGCGCTCAGCGCATGCCCAGCCGCCCACTTGCGCAGGGCCGCAGGATCGTTGCGCAGCGAATAGACGGCCGCGCGCTCACTGTCGAACCTGCGCCCGGTTGCCGCTTCCATGCGCTCGATTGCGCCGATAGCAGCCTGCTCAGACGGGTTAGACATCACAGACTTAGCTAGATCGCCCTGCAGCTTGACGATTTCGCCCTCGCGCTTGAGGCTTGAATCCTGCTCTTCGCGCAGTTGTTTCGCGTAGGCGGTCGCCTCGTCCAGATAGCCGCCCGTCTGCAGCGCCTTAACGAGGTCTTGCCCCTGCAACCCCTGTCCGAGGATGCCGCGCAAGTTCTGCTGACGCGCGCGCTTATCCTGGAACTCCTGCATCTGCATTTCACGCAGTTGGCCCTGACCTTGAAGGCCGCGCAGTTGTTCAATCTGCGCGTACTGCTCAAGCGGGCTGGTAACGCGCGGACGCTGTACCTGCAGCGGGATGGATGCGTCAATCTGTGCCATTACGCAATATTCCTCACGCTAGAGCCAAACCCGGAATCCCAGCCACCAGTTACACCACCCGAATACAAGGCATTGCTGTTCGAGCTGGCGTTCTTGATCTGGTTTATCAGGGACTGCTGGTTCTGGAAGTTCTGCCAGTCACCAAGCGCACCACCAAGCGCGTTGTACGCGCCGACCGTTCCAGCGGCAGATGCGTTGCCCGCACCGATGATGTTGTTGGCAGTAGCCTGACCAACGCCCATTGCAGCCTGCCCCGCCTGACTCGCAGAGTTCTGGCCCATGTTGGCGACCGAAGAAAGGAAGTTAGCCGCGCGCGTCTTGGTCGTGTTGTCGCGCGAGAACGCCTCGTTGAACTTCGTGCCGGCGTAATCCTGACCGTACCGCTGCGCAGCCTTCAGCGTCGCACCAGACAGCAGATTTCCGCGAGCAGATGCCGACCTGTCCAGCGCCTGCATGCCTTGATTCAGCCCGAACTGATAGCCCGGATCGTTCTCAAGGTCGTCACCTGTGAATTCCTGAAGCAGCGCGCCATACTCGGGGTCGGGCGTAGAAGTGGGCGTATAGCCGTACTTCTGCATCTGCTGTTCAATGGTCTTGGTGTCCGACCAATCGCCGTATCCGCGCCCGTAGGTCGTGCGGTGCCAGTCAAGCGTTTTGTCCCACGCGTTTCGATACGCCGGGTCGGTCTCGTAGAGCGTCTGATTGAACGTCGGCACGCCAGACGCATCGCGCATGACGGTTGCCGGCGTGGCCGAGCCGAGGCCGAGCAACGTAGCCAGCTTGTTTGACGCAAGAGAGCCGGCGCGCGTGTAGGGCGTCAGCGTCTCCAGCATCGTCCCATAGGACTCTTGCATCGCGCGCGTAGCACGATCTGCGGCCTTAGCTTGTGTCTTGGCTGCGCTTTTGCTGCCCATCGCGCTAAGCGCGCCACCCGCAAGCGATCCAACAACGTTACCCATTTGAATGCCTCACAAATACGTGATGCGTAACGCCAGACTCTTTGAACGTCTGGCACCACGAGAGGCCCATGAGGGCCATGAATTTCTGATGTTTTGCACAACCAGGAGGGTCGTTCAGCGCGTAAATCGGACCGCCATGAAGGCCGAGCAGTGCATCGAAATCAGCCAACATTGCTTTACGAACAGACGCAGACCAGCGGCGCACGTCGCAATGGATCCATGTGCGCGAGAAGGCGTGTTCTAGGAAAATGGTGTAGTCGGCCCGAATGCACACCGGAACCTTTGGTTCAGACGACAGACCCGCTTGCATCGACCCACACAGCCGGCTTTACCGACTTCACATACACCGGCTTGCCGAGCGTCTCGTCGAAGTAGCGGCGGCCAATCCACAGGCGAGACGTTGGGCGTGACGCCGTCGCCCCCGCTTGCTGGTTGGCAACGCAGATTGCATGGATGCGGTCAAACCACTGCATCCACCTGCGATCCGTTGTCTGCCCTTCGCAAACCGGCGTATTCGACGGAAGCTCAAAGTCAGCCACTGATTCGCCCCCAGGCCGAGACAAACGCGGTCTTCACAGGGTCGGTCACGCGGAACTTGAAAAGCCAATCCCGAGCACGACCAAGGCGCCGCCACACTGCGCGCGTGCGGTACTCACCAACCTTCCCGAACGAGACCCACACTTCCTTCGACCACGTGTGACCGCCGTCCTTGCTCACCTGCATCATGATCTGCGGGTCTGAGCCTTGGCCCGACACAAGGCCGACGCCGGCCTCCATTTCTAACCACAGTTCATCGAAAATCGACCAGTCGCCCGTCATCACGTGGCGGCAGATCATCTCGCGCGCAATCGGGGCGCCGTTGTCGGTGTAAGCGCTCGGGTCAAGCCGGTAGATGTTGCCGTTCTCGTAGTCAGCGACATATGGGCGGTCAATGAAATTCACCTGCATTTCGGCGCGGTGCCTGCCCGTTCCCGATTGCACCTTTTGCCACGCGTTAGAAAGGCCGTCGTACAGCCAGCTTTCGTTCGCCGTCGGGAAATTGATCTGATAGAACGAGTGCCCGTCGATCATGTAGCTGAACGCGGTCGCGTCACTAACCGCCGCATAACTGTTGATGCGGTTATCAAGCTCAGGCGTGCTGATGGCGATCGATTGATAGCCGGCCTGTCTGGCGATCTGAACCTGCCCCAGCCTGTTCTTCCGCAGGAACATGACGGAGTTGTCGAACTTGGCAACAGACCAACGCGCGGCAAGCCCCCATTCAGACGCTGCCCCACCGATTACAGCAAAAGGGAAATCCGCCGCGCCGCTGTTGCCCCATGCTTCAGTCGTCTTGTCGCCGAACAGCATCAACTGACCACCATCGGCGAATACGCGTATCAGGTCGTCTGGATTGCTTTCTGCTGTTGCAAAGTCCAGTTCGTCCCACTGAAAGCCGTTGTACAGACCGGAAATGTAGAACTCCCCGCTGCTTGGCCTGCTGATGATGAAATAGCCGGCAAGGAACGTTGCCGTATCAGCGCCAGGGAAGCCATCCGCGACAATCTGCGCGAAGGCGCTGACCGTGTAGCTTCCGACTGGCGCAGCGCTTGCTCCAGGGTCAGACGCCATCACATAAGTGAAGGTTGTTGAGCCTGTAACAGTGATGCGGAACGTTCCGTTGTACTGCGCAGGAGTCGCACCCGAGACTACAACATCGGCACCATCTGTCAGACCGTGCGCGGCTGACGTTGTGAGCGTCGCAGTGGTCCCAACGCGAGTGATTGACGCGATTGCAACCGGCGCAGCCGGTGACATGTCGTAGATGTAGCCATTTGGCCCGTCGACGATAAGCAACTGCGATCCGTTGTCGGACATATCAACACGACCCGAAGACGTGTTCAGCGTCCCGACGTTAGTAATTACGCCTGCGTTATTGACGGAGTACAGCGAGTTTCTATTAACGACGTACAGCAGCGTTCCGACCTGCCATGCACCCCTCGAAGGCTCTGCCCCCATTGACTGGAACAGAGACAGCCCCGGCGTCGGATAGACGGCCATCCGGTTCTTCTCGCCCTCCGGTTGGATCTCGCGGTACAAGTTCGTCAGAATCTGGTCAGACACGTTGCGGGACTTGCCCCCCAACCCCATGCCGAACAGCGGAACCTGATTGATCACGGCGTGTAGCCATCCGAGAGGATGTTGTACGGCCGATTGCGGTTCATGTACGCAATCTCGACCGACGAGGATGGAACCTTGCGATTAAAGGCTTTCAGCCGGCCGTAAGACGTGCGCGCCATGCCCTCAAGAGCAGGCGTTACCGTGCCGCCGAAGTCCTCGCACTTGATCGCTAGATTCAGCCCAATGGCTTCTTTGTAGCCAGTCGGCAATTCGATCTGCTCGGTCAGGCTGTCGAACTGCTGCAACTGCTGCCAGAACCGCAGGTAGATCGTGTATCCGTTTGGCACCGGCCAAAAATGCAGCGTGCCAAGCGGGTTTGTCGGCTCGTACCAGACGGCAGACGGCCACGGAACGGCAATGCTCTTCAACTGGATACCGTCGTAGTCCTGCGCGTTCAGCAGGACACGCATCGGATGGTCAATGCCGGCTGCGTCGCGCGTGTAAGCGCTGGTGAGCTTCGTTGGCCGCTCGGTGACGTTGATATCGCCGCCAGGGCCGATGGTGTAGGCCGCCTGACCGTTGGACACGAACGACTGCTGCGCCTCGTTATAGACGCTCACACGGTCAATGCTCCACGACTCCAGCATCAGGTTCAGCGTATCGAGCGCGTCCTGCGCTTCCTCGTCCGTGAGCGTGTCGCCGACACCCAAGACGCGCCGCTTCTTGAGCGCGTACTTGATGAGGTCAAGAGCCGTGGTGATAGCCATTACTTAGCCAGCTTCGCGCGAATGGTTTCCGCTTTCATGGCGTGATGCGGAGCCTTGCCAAACTTTGCTTCGTATTCGACCGCAAGGGCCGCGCGCTCGGCTTTTTCATCCTCATCGCCGTCACCATCAATATCTGGGGTACAGCGATCAGGATGGTCTGCCCAACCCTTCGGCAGCGCGTCAAACTCCGCTTCCGTCATGCAGACGTATGCCGGTTCGGTCGCGTGGTAAATCCAAGACGGGAATGACTCAGGCTTCATTATCGTAGTCCTCGCAAGCGCCCAAGAAGTCAGCCGTAACAACCGACTCTTCTTCCACGAACGCGATGTCATCCTCACGGATGAAGTAAAGGGTCTTGTCTCCGTCCTGGCAGGGCTTGCCGCAGGAGTCGGAGAAATGCACAACGTCGCCGATGCGGACATCCACAGGACGACGCGTGCCATTCTTGAGCCACGGGCCAGGGCCGGTAGCGACAACCCGACCGCGCGACACCTTCTGCCCGTTGCCCCAGCGCGAGCGCTGTTCAGGCGTCCAGAGCGAAGCAGACAGGCACACCACCGGCTCGACAAGCAGGCGGTTATCGAGCGGACGAATCATCAGAACACGGCCTGCGTGCTATCCAGACGCGCGATGACGAAGTCGTAGGTTTCGCCTGCCGTCGGGGTGATGCCTGCGCCGGTGTTGTTGCTGAACGTGATGCCGACCGTATCGGCAGCAGTCACGCGAAAGCCAACGATGCCAAGGCCGGCTTGGTGCGAGGGCTTCTCGACCGCAACGACAACGTCGCCAACCTTGACGCCGGTAACGGTGAAGGTCTGTTGCGCGGTCGTGTTGGCCGACACAGCGGACGGAGTGAGCGCGACAGAGACGATTTGAAGTTCGTTGATGTTTCCGCGGGGGATCATGCTGGACATTGGGGGCTCCCAAATAAAAAGCCCCGGAGGGTTAGTCCGGGGCCTTAAGGTGCTGCAGGGGAATTACTCGGTAACGCGAGCGCCGAGGGCGTTGTACAGCTGCTTGTGGCCGTAGAGGATATCCACGCGGGCCGGCAGGTCGTCGGTGCCGATACGGTACTGACGGACCATACGCATCGAAATGCCCTTGTAGTTCTCGCGCGCAGCCATATCCACGCCGTCCGGCATGATCAGGTCGGCCGTACCCAGCATGTAGGCGTCCTTGTGGAACACCAGGTTGTTGCGGTAGCTGGTGGCAGCAGTGCCGACAACAGTCAGCGCGGCATTGTCCGCAATGTTGTTGGTAGCACTGGTCACGTTCTGGTACTGACCCGAGAAGATCGGGCGCGGCAGAATCGGCACGGTCGCATTTCCCGAACCATCCGACGACACGTTAGACGTGACCACAAACTGCTGCAGACGGCCGGTCGATTGACGAGTCTGCGGATTGACCGAGAACACGCCAGCGATGGTGAATACGTCGCCAGCATTCAGCCGAGCAGCAGCGGCAGCCGTCCAGCCGTCAGTGACCAGCGAGAACGGCTGAGTCAGGTCGCTGGTGGTGGTGGTCAGCGAACCGCTCGGAGCGGACGCGGACTGCGCGCCATTCACCAGCGGCGTGCCACCCAGCGGGCCGACAGTGTGAATCGGCATGACCTGCGACATGTAGAAGTTCAGGCCACCCGCTTTGCCCATCTGGCCCTGTTCGTACTGCGCGGCAATCTTTTCCGCCGACTGGAACAGGCCCTTTTGACCGTCGATCAGGGTGACTTCAGCCATCGGGGACAGGATCGCGGTATAACCGTCGTCCTTCGGGCCGCCTTGGTCGTAGATCGCGGCCTTGGCGGTGGTGTAGGGCAGCATCGAGTTCGGGATGGAACCCGGCGTGCCGTACAGGTTGAAGGTCGCGTTCTTCGCCATGGCCACGCCATCAACGTCCATGTCGTTTGCCAGCTGCGAAATTGCAGGGCGCAGGACGCGGGTGCTGAAGTCGTCGAGGTTCAGCGTCAGCTCTTGCGAGGTGAAGGCGATATCGACGTGACGTTGAGTCGTCAGGGTCAGCGGGGTGTAGGTTTCGACGAAATCTTGCACCGACAGAGCGGCGCCGGTCGTCGAGGTGTAGCGCGCCGGCATGCGGGCGTTGATCGTTGCGCCGATCTTTGCGCCGCGCTGGGCGAATTCGTCGCTGTACTCACGGTTGATCTTCTTGTTGAAGACCAGTTCGTTTTCCAGAATGCGGGCAGATTCACGAGTGATCTGCACCGGGGTCAGGATGTTATTTGGCATTTCACTTACCTCTCAATTGCGCTTCGCGTCTGCGCGCCCACTCATCCATAGAGAGTTCGTCGCGCAGCGCAGTACCTGGGGCGCGCCGATTCCCAACGGGGTCAATCGGCGCCGGTTTGTCCGAAGTCTTCTTCTCTCCGAGCTTGACCGACAGCTTCCCGAGTTCGCGCAGCATCGCCCGCTCAGGAAGGGCGGCAATGCGTTCTGCGTCGTCTGGATGTTTGGCGAGGTGGTAGGCCAGTTCATGGCCCGCGTCGTCCTCAACCAGCGCGTAATGCAGGGCTGATCCGGCAGGGATCACGCCATCCTCGAAAGCCTCGTTGATGACCGCATCAAAATCTGCATAGGCTTTGCGCCCTGCCTCGATGCGTGCCGCCATGGCCTTCTCGAACTCCTTTACCGCGCGCTCTTGCTTGGCCTTGCTCTCGGTTTCTTCCGCCTGCTTGCGCTGCGTCTCCTGCTCCTTCTTCAGGACTTGCAGGGCGCGAAACTCAGCCTTTGCTTCCACGTAGTCTTCGTAGGTGTCGAAGTCGTCACGTTTCGGCGCGGCCTGCGCTGCATCAGCGGCTTCAGCCTTCGGTTTTGTGCGTAGTTCGTTGATGGACTGTTCCAGGCTGCCAATCTTCTCCAGCAGCGGACCCATCGACCTTTCCGCACGTCGTTCTGCTCGTGCCTTTTCCCGCTGAACGATCTTGTCGAGTTCGGATTGAGTAAAGGTCTTTTCCGGCTTGTCGTCTTGCGCCTCGGTCGCCGTGTCCGGGGCTTCAGTGGCCGCGTTATCCTGCGCGTCAGGTTGTTCAGGCGTGAGAACGCCCATCAGATTTTCATCTGACATAACTACTCCTTCAGGGAAGCCCGGATGCCGTCCGGTCGGTTACTGCGGGGTTTCTTCGCCTTCTGCCGCCTCTCTGCTGGCTTCGGCTTGTTCCATCTGCATCAGCTGGATGACGTACTGCAGGACCATATCCATCTTGTTCTGCATTTCCGCCTGCTGTGCTTCCAGCGCGGCGACACGCTCTTTCGATTCGGCCTCAATCTCTGCGCGCTCGATCTCGCCGGCCTGCTTGATCTTCTCTTGAGTCAGCCTGCCCTCAATCTCTGCGGCCTTCTCTTGCTGCTTCATCTGCATCTGCTGCTGCAGTTGTTCGTTCTCTGCCTGCAGTTCCTGCACGATCTGCGCGCCCTCCTGAAGCTGCGCTTGCAGTTGCTGCACCATCGCCTGCACCTCAGGCGGAATCTGCTGGCCTTCTTCCTGATCGGCTTGCAGGGCCTGCGGCGGCACCATCGCCTTAAGCCGCTTCGCCATGTCGTCGGCGCCCGGCCAGTCCTGCGCACGCATCCACAGGTCGCCAATCAACGGGAATACCTGCGGATTGCCCTGCATGACCTCGGTCATTGCGGCGACGGCTTCTTGGCGCTTGGTCGTGTAACTTGGGCCAACGGTCGAAATGACGTCGTAGCAGCCAACGCCAAGGTTGTAGATACGCTTGATTCCGTCCGGGCCTTGCACCTTGCGCACCGCTTCAGGCTGCTGGCTGTCCATCTCCGCATAGCCCGGCTCGCCATCCTCGCCAACGATGCGAGCAACACGGCGTTCGTCGTAGATAGAAGGAATCCAGTCAATCAGGATGCGGCCGGCAAACCGAACCGCCTTGGCGAGGTTGTCGACAAAGTGATAGTTGGCGACATCGCCTTCACGCTGGCGGGCCAGAATCGCTTTGCCGCTGGTCTCGTTGCCCTGCGCACCCATCGATGCGTCATGCTGGCCGGTGACCGACTTGAGCGCGTCTTTCGACAGCATCAGCGCCTGCGCAATACCCTGGGACGCCATAGGAGGCGGCTGACGGGCCGGCGCTGGTGCTGGCGACCCATTAACGTCAACCGGGTTGTATTCAAGGAAGGGAAGGTTCTCCGTGTTGGCCATCGCCCACACATCTTCCTCACCATCGAACGCGCCCTTGACGCCGATGTAAGGCGCTTTCGGCTCAAGCGCGATTGCCTCAACCAGCGCAGACATCTGGAACGACACAGCGCGCACTGCATCGCGCGAGTCACGCACCAGGCCCTTGAACACAAGCCGGCCTTCCTTCACGTACATTTCACCCGGGACACGAATGATCGGGATGTACGAGATAGGCAGCTCAACCTCTCGCAGAATCTTAGTGCCGACAATCTTGCGCCAGATGCAAACGGTCTTTTCGGGTTGGCCTGCTTCCTCAACAGTCGGCCTATCATCCAGCGACCAATACTCATCCTCGCTGTACTCTTGCCCGCCCGCCTTAATGACGTTGGCGCCCTTCTTCTGCTCAAGCCTGAACCACTCGGACACGCGCACAGACTCGTCGCTTACCCAAGGATTGCCGTCGCTGCTGTCGAACGCCTCTGAGCCGGTTAGATCGACATTCGGATACTCGCGCTCGAACTGCTTGCGGGCGACCTCTTCCGACACAAACGCAAACTGCGCATCCGACCCGACCGGGCACATGCTCCACGGATCGAACACAACGGAATTCACGTCGTAAATCGGGCGGATGAACAGCTCTCGCTGCCCGATCTTGTCGTATCCATCAGTGATGCGGAAGTAGCCATATCCGCCAATCACCTGATGCAGGTTCGCGGTCTGGAACGCAATGTCAGACTGCGACTGCTCTTCGATGTGGCGGATGATGCCGTCGAATATTTCGGCAGTCTCAACGTCAGCGTTGTCATCGACCGGGCGCGTCTTGATGCTCGGCGGGTTCTGGCGCACGTCGTTGGTGATCTGATGCACCCGCGCAGGCAGGTCCGACACGTTCAGGCACGGACGCGCTCCACGCGGGTTGTTCTGACGAGCGCGGCGCAGTTGCTCCGGCCAAATGCCGTCGCCGTCGAATATGTCGAGGTCTTCCTTGAACCGCTCACGCTGGACGGACTCCGCCTCTAGACCCAGCGCAAATTGTTCTTGTGCTAGCTCTATGAGGTCTTTTTCGTTCATGTCATCCATCCGGCTGAGCCGTTGTGCACCCGCGGTTTCACAATCTTTCTTTCCACCGGCTTTGCGGCGCGGCGCGCGCCTTCGCATGCGTAGCGGAGCGCGTCAATCATGTGGTTGTTTTTATCCTCAAGCACCGGAAGCACCTCATCTGTTAGAGGGTCGCGCTTGTAGGAATACGTCGCTAGTTCGTCAATGACGTGCTTGCATCGCGGATGAACCACGATGTCGTATGACCGCAGAAATTCAATCCCCTCCTCAATCGAACGCGCACCTTTTATTGCCGCATTGATCTTCGGGTATCCGTGATTGCGCATGTAGCTAATGGTTTCCGGCCTTGATGAGTCAGCTGTGATGAACCATTTACGCGAATCAGGAACGCGGTCGAACAGGTCGGGCAGTTGATCAATCTCGCAACCGATCAAATACGCTTCGTGGTCGATGTAAAGCCTTCGGCCTTCGATGTAACAGCGCACCAGACACGACGGGTCTATGCTGAACCCCCAATCGGCGCCCAGCCTGAAGGTCGCGCCCGGGTCGGTCTCGAATTCCTCAATGGTCCAATTCTTGAACACGCGCGCTTCGCGGTTCTGGACGTACTCACCCATCCAAACATGGCGGTACTTGTCGTAATCACGCTTGCGGTCATACTCCATCTCGACGCGCAATTCTTCCGGAAACCATGGGTTGTCCGTGTAATTCATCTCGACAACAACAGTGCCCGGCGGCGGGTTGTCGCAGCACAGCAGCGCGTCTATCGGGTCTTTCTCGCTGTACGGGTTCCAGCTAAACCACAATTCAGAACCAGGCGTGCGGATTGTCGGGCGGAGCAGGTCGAGGCTGCGTTGGCTCAAACTCTGAGCCTCTTCCACCCATGCGATGTTGTAACCCTCCAGCGACTTGATAGTGTCCGCTGTGTGGTTCTGCATGCCCTGAAATATGATCAAGCCGCCGTGAGCGCTCTTGATCTTTGCGTCCTGAACCTCGTAATACGCGCCAGCGTTCATGCCGGCAATCTTTGCCTCAAGCAGCTTTTTTACAGACTGGTCCAGCGATTTCTGCACCTCGCGGATGCACACCGCGTCAATCTTTCGCTCAATTCCGGTCTCTATGAGCAGCGAGGCAAAGCAGTGTGACTTCCCTGACCCGCGACCACCTTTAGCGCCTTTGTAGCGGGCCGGATCAAGCAGAGGTCCGAACGCCTCCGGATACTCAACCTCCAGTGACTTCATTCGGCCTTACAAGCTTCCGAACGATCTGTTCAAACTGAACAGGTCCGCCATTCGGCCCATACATCTCTGCTTCAACCTTGTCTCGCCACTCCTTCGGCTTGCGATTCTTCAACCAGAAGATGCATGCCGTGGTGTCAGGCGGATAGTGTTTGCGGATCGGCGTCATCTTCAGTTCGCCGGCCACGACGCGAATATCTACCTCGTCGTGCTCGTATCCCATAGCTCGCTGATACAAGCTGTGTTCGACGCGCTTATCCGCCTCTTCCTTGGCAACCTTTAAGGATTCCGAAAACTCCGGGTGTTCGACTTTCCAAAGGCTGAATGTCGAAATTGACACCTCGAAGAAATCAGCCATCTGTGCATCTGTTGCGCCAAGCACAGCAAGCTTCTTTGCCTGCTCTGCGAACTCCGGCTTGTACTTACTCGGGCGACCCATGACTTACTGGCTCACCAATCCGGATAAAAGTGGTCACCAAGCACGTATCGCCGCTCGCCGAGTGAATTTGCGGCGGAAAGCTTCTCTGCGCTATCGATTATCATCGGAGAGGAAGGCGATGCGACAAGCGCTTGCTTAAGCCAAGCGTCAAAGTCCTTCGGCGGCTCATAGCGAGGCGCCTGCGCGATGAATTCGTCGTAGGTCATGGTCTGCTCCGTGTTGCCCGCAATTCGTGCGGTCGATGTAGTTGCTGGCATTACGCGGCCAGCGCGCGAGCCTGCGAGACACAGGCGAGGGGAATGGGTGCCGGCTTCTTGCCACACGGCCGGCGACGTGCGTGCATCCGTACTGGGGCGGATAGGCAATCCGTTGCTTATGCGTTTTAGTCATAAGCATGCGTGTAAGTAGTCTTTTGACTGGGGGTTCGGGGTTGATCCCTAGC